AACTGCACTGATATAATACAAACAATTGATAAGTTAGAAAAAGAAGGAAAGCATGATGAGGCAGTTAAGACTTTTCATTCTTTTGTTGACAATCTGCTCAAGTTTTAGTTGCGCTCCAAAGATTGTTTATCGCAATGTAGGACAGGATGAAATTGTTCTGCCGAAAGCTGAAGTTTACAGGCTTATGGACGAATCAACCAGATTAAAGATAGAGTTAAAACGATGTCTTGAAGAGAAGGACAAACAGAAATGAGCGAGTTTCTTAATGAGGACAGAGTACGTTTAATCGTATGGGAAGAAATTAACAATCATTTTGTTGATGAAAAATCATGTAAAGAAAGACATGAAAGGGAAAAAAGTGTGATAGATGAGTTGAAGGCGACAGTGGATAAGCAATCGGCGAAACTTGACAAAATTATCGTCTTGTTGATTACTGCTTGTGTAGGACTTGTATTCGATTTGCTTTTTAGGCTTATTGGAAAGTAGTTATTGACAAAGCTATGTTAAAGGAATTATTTCCAAATCAGATTTATAGATTTATGGAAGATTCGATTAATGGTGTAAAAAACTTTTTAATTTCAAATAGGAACAATAAAATTTGCTATTTATTGGTGAATTAATTCCTTCTCGAATTAATAGGATTTGTTAATGTCTACAACAAGAGAAATAATTAAATCAAAACCCATCTTAAATAGACGATTAAATGCTATTACTCCTCCTAATATGAAAGATAATCAAGCTAGAGAGTTGTTGGGAGATATGGGATTATTAGATATTTTGAATACTCCTATACAATTACCTTCTTTATTACGAGATAAAGTACATTCTGATCAACGTAAAATATTAAGAAGAGAAGTGGGCCAATGTAGAAATTATCAAGAGCACCCTTTGGATTTTTTCTATTTTGAATTAGGCATACCTACTTGGCATTGGCCAAATGATTGTCCTCCTGCAGATTGGGTTCCTGGTATGGAAGTGCCTATATGGAGTAAACAGCGTGAAATAGTTGAAGCTCTTGTTAAACATAAGAAGGTAACAGTTAAATCGGGTCATGGTGTAGGTAAATCTTTTATTTGTGCTAGATTAGCTCTTTATCTCCACTTTGTTCATCATGCTATTGGACTAACTACAGCACCAACCTTTAGGCAAGTACGTAGAATTTTATGGTCAGAGATTCATCATGCTTATAATAATGCTGTCCAACCTTTGGGTGGAAAATTAAATCAAGTATCGTTGGAATCTGGAGATAGATGGTTTATAGAAGGATTTGCTACAGATAAGCCTACTACTAATATTCAAGGTATTCATGAGGAAAATGTATTTGTAATTATAGATGAAGCTGGAGGAGTTGATCCTTCTATTTTTGATGCCCTGGATGCTGTTTTAACTTCTAAAAATTCTTTTGTTCTATACATAGGTAATCCTATAGAACCTTCTGGGCCATTTTATGAATCATTTAAACCAGATTCTGGTTTTTATCCTATTACTATTAGTTGTTATGATTGTCCTAATGTTAAACATAATAGAATTATTTATCCCAAATTGACTACCGCAGAATGGGTGGCAGATAAGGAAATTAAATGGAGAAATACTCCATTGTGGCCATCAAGAGTATTAGGAGAGTTTCCAGATCGCAAAACAGATGCCCTTATACCATTGAAGTATATCCAAGCTGCGTTGGATAGAGAATTACCAGAGGATAAAATTCTTTCATTTGGATTGGATGTAGCTAGGTTGGGGCAAGACAGATCTGTTTACTCAGTTAGATATAAATCAGGTAAAGTTAAAATATTAGATGTTACCCAACAAGAACGTATCCCAGAAACGGCAGGACGTATGAAAGGAATTTATAATGCTGCAGTGGGTAAAGTTAAGGACATATTCAACATTAAAGTTGAAACTAAAAAAGAAGATGAAGGAAAAGAAGAAATTATACCTGTAGTTAATGTAGATTCAATAGGAGTAGGTGGTGGAGTGGCGGATTTGTTGATTGAAGATAATATCCCTGCTAATGAGATTAATGTAGGAGAACTTCCTGATACTAGAATAGATCCAGATTTAGATATTTTTCTCAATAAAAGGGCTCAATATTATTTCAAATTGAGAGATAAATTCGTAAATGGTGAAATTGCTATTGATAATGAGGAATTAGCCTTAGAATTATCAGCTATTAAAGCAAGATGGCTGCCAAGTGGTAAAATAAAGATAATTGATAAAGAATTAATACGTAAAGAATTAGGTAAAAGTCCCGATTTGGCGGAGAGTGTAATGTTGGCTGTTGCTGAAGAACCTGATTCTGTTACAGAAGATTTAGTGCGGTGGGTATAAAAAGGAGGATATGATGTACTTAATTAATTTGTTATTAACAGGTTTAATATCTTCTTTCACTCAATCCTTTTTTTGGTTACTTATTATGGGGGGAATTTCTTTATGTATATGGTTGTTGTTTAAGAATATAATAGATTATTTAATGACAGATATTTCATCTGAAGAAAAGAAGAAAGGTTAAAATAAATAACTTTATGAAATTTAATAGTATAATAGATAATATGGAGGGAATTTTAGTGGGGGATTATGCCTAACAGATTAGAAATATTAAGAAGAGGTAGTTATGATCATATTTTCATGAAAAATCTGGAATTTTCATTGGGTTCTGATGATGTAATGTCTAATCCTTACAAGAAATCAGAGTTGGCTTATATTTGTATTTCCACTACTGCTAGAGCCATAAGTCAGGTACCCATGGTAGTAACTCGTAAAATTAATGCTGTAGGAGACACTAAACCATTATCCCCAGATCATGAGTGGAATATATTGTTGAGACGACCTAATTTCTATATGGATAGATATTCCTTTGTGGAAGCTATGATTGGATTTTTGATGTTAGATGGTAATGTCTTTATAGTTCCTTTTCCTCCAGGTTTATCGGGAGTGCCTAAATCTTTATGGATAGTCAAGAAAAAATTTATCTCTCCAAGAAGACATCCTGTTACAGGACATTTAATAGGTTGGACTTATGATCCGTCATTAGGTAAATCAGAAATTCCTAATGTTGGCAAAATAGATTTAGATATTACTGAAGTTATTCATATATTCTTTTGGAATCCAAATGATATGATTATGGGACAAGCTCCCCATGAAGCTGGCGAGATGAGTATAGTTACTGATTATAAAGCAGCCGTTTACAATAAATTGTTTTTTGAACAAGGAGCTAGAACCAGTGGAATATTAACCACCCCTCAGAAATTAGGTACTATGCAATTTGAACGCACAAAAGCACAAGTTAATGAAGATTATGTAGGATATAAACGTGCTCATAAGTTAATGGTTCTTGAACAAGGATTAACTTATACTCAAACAGGTATATCTCAAGTAGATATGGATTTTAAGAATTTACGAGATTTTAATGCTAGTCGTATTTATCAGATTTATGGTATGAAGAAAGCAATTATATCTGAAACTGCCGACGTTAATTATGCAACTGCCAAGGAACAACGTAGAGAATGGTGGACTAGTACAAATTTGCCATTAATGAAACTTTGTGCTTCAGCATTAAATTTTGGTTTATTTGAAAAATTTGGTTCTGATGAACATACTGATTTACAAATAGAATTTGACATTTCCGTAGTAGAAGCGTTGCAGGATTCTCTTAGAGACAAAATAGATGCTGGTTATAGACTTTTTCAGATGGGATTTACTCCAGAACAGGTGAATCGTAGATTAAACATGGGGTTTGAAGTTAAACCCTGGCATAAATATGCCTACATGCAAATACAGATGGCAAAAGTTAATGACGATGGAACAATAAATTATCCTAGTAAAACTCCTAATGCTGCACCTACTGAAATTATTTCACCTTCTAAACCTAAAGAATTATCTGAAAAAACCCTCAATACTAATGTGGGGGATAAATCTTTGTGGAAGATGTTAAATGATATATCCGACAGATTTGAAGATGTTTATTTTAAAAAAATTTCCAGAGTTTTATTTGAAATGCGTAGAAAAATATTAGATTTATTATATAATAAAGGAGTAGATGGAGTACGTGGAGCAGAATTTAGAGAGGAATTTGAATTGATAACGAAAGCAATTAAGGAACTTTGCTCTGAGATTATTATGGAAGGAATAAGGACTGTTTCTCAAGAAACAGGGCGTAATACAACAGTATTTTTATCAGATGCTGAAATAATTTCGTTTATATCATTGAAAGTTTCGACAGCTATGAGATTTATAGATATGGTTAAATCTCAATTAATTAGTGAACTTGATGAGGGATTAGAAAATAAAGAGGGAATAGAAGATTTAGCTGTTAGATTTAGAAAGATATTTGATTTAACAAGAAATAAATCAAAAATAATAGCAGGTACTGAGGTGATGGGAAGTTTAAATTTTGGTAGATGGTATGCTGCTAAGAAAATAAAACCTCAATTTAGAAGTTGGATTACCCCCGATGATGAAAGTTTACGTGATTCTCATGGAGCTATGCACAATAAGACTTGTTTAATGGAAAATTATTGGTCAATTTCTGATAAATGCACTTTGAGGTTTCCTGGTGATCCTTTGGTAAAGGATGTTGATGAAATATTAAATTGTAGGTGTGTTGAAAAATATATTATGGAGGAATAACAATGGCTTATACATTATTGGATAAAATGGGACAACCTATATTGAAGGATGGTCGAGAGATATTTGGTCAGGATTTTGGTATGGTGTTTAAGAGTGTAAATTTGGATAATCGAACATTACGTATTGTAGGTTCTGATGAGACTAAAGATAGATTTGGAGATATTGTTTCTATAAATGGTTGGGTACTGGAAAATTATCTTAAAAATCCTGTATTTCTCTGGGCTCATAATTATTCTTCTGTACCACTGGGTAAAACTATTAAACTTATAAAGAGACGTGATCCTAAACGTTTGGAATTTCTAATCAAATGGCCCACTTCTAAAGGACTTCATCCATTCGCAGATATGATATTGGAATTATATGCAGAACGTATAATTAATGCTTCATCTGTTGGATTTATTCCTCTTACTTGGGAAGAATTGCCATACGATGACGAAAGTAAAAATGTGTGGAATAAACCAAGAAAATTTACCAAACAGGAACTTTTAGAATTATCAGGTTGTCCTATTCCTGCTAATCCATCTGCTTTACAAGATGCATTAATGGGTAAAAGTTTTGGAAAAATACCCGCTGAAGAGATGATTAAATGGATGAATAGTGAATATCCTACTCCTGAAGCTAAGGATGATATTCTTCAAGAATTAGATGTAAAACCTGTTTTTATAGATGAAACAGAACCTCGTATAATTCAAGTTAGAGAAAATTTAACAGATGATACAACTGTTACCTCAACATGTGAGGATTTAAATATTCATGTCCATACTCAAGATGTTACGTCAAATTGTGAATTTGATGAGGAGCAGGAAAATTGTGAATTAACAAATATTCCAAAGGATGAAGTTGAAAAACCTTATCCTAATGAACATTCTTGTAGACTAGAAGATCCTGACAAATATTCTAAATTTGCACGCAGTAATTGTCATATCAAAAAGGACGGTAAATGTATAGATTTTATTTTTGGTATTAATGAAGGAAAATCAGAGTTGCAGGCTATGAGATTTAAAAAATCTATTTGGGATGCTGAGGCCGCTAGTAAAGTTTGCAAGGCTGCTGGAGGTTCTTTTGAACCTGCAGCTGGAAAAGAAGAACCAATAGATGATAAAGATATTGAATTTACTAATAAAATCAATTCCATTTTAGAAAAGACTTTTTGTGAATTATATAGTAAAATAGATTTACTTGAGAATAAACTCAAGGAATTAACAGAGCTTCTTAATTCTGTGAGAGAAAAAGTTGATAGCAAGGAACAGACAAAAGTCAATGTTCCAATTGTTGACTCCACTTTGAATCCCACAGTGGTTGAGAAGGTGTTAGGTGAAACTTTTACATCCAAATCAAATGTTTCCCGCAATTTGATTAAAGGAAAAGTAAGAGTGGAAACCATCAGGAAAAAGTAGGTAAATTTAACATTTAATGGAGGTTTTCAACTATGAAGCTTTATGCTAAAAACGAAAACGGTGTGTGGGTTACAGCTACTCCAGAACAGATAGCGGATCCTACCATCGAAAAATTACAGGTTGATGAAGCTCCTTCCGAATCTGATGATAATGTGAAAAGATTGGAAAGCATGATTGCCGATCTTGCTTCGCATCTAAAAGGTATGGATAAAATCCAAGAGAAGTTGGAAGCTATGAAAGCTTGGGAATCTCGTATGGGTTTTCCAGTTCCTAATGAACCTCCTGCTCCTAAAGGAACAGAAGAATATTCAAATTGGAATTTAGCTGCTCAGGGTAAAGCTCTTCAAGATAGATTGCTTCATCCTACACATCAGATAAGTGAGGATCATAGACAATTGCTAGCTAAATGGTGGATGTATGTAATCCAAGCAGGAGTTATGGGGGATGTGAAAGCAAAGGAGAAGTTTATTTCTGAATTCGGTCGTGTAGAAAAAACCCCAATTGGTGATGCAGGAAATTCTTTCCCTCTTCCAGACATTCTGGAATCAGAGGTTCTGGCGTATGCTAGA